AGGGTGACTAGGGTGACTAGGGTGACTCACCGGGCGTCATAATTTTTCCGTCAGTAAGAGAAGGGTGACTAGAAGGGTGACTAGGGTGCAGCGATAAATTAGTGCATGTGGTTACAGTTGCGGAAAATAGCGGGGCGATTACGATGCGCGCATGGCTTACGACCGTTTGATTGCCGATGCAGTGTGCGAGCTTGTCGCCGGTGGAATGAGCATCACCAAGGCATGCGCAGCTGTGGGCGTCTCGCGGCCTACGTTCGCGCGCTGGGTGCTCGACGACGTCGACGGGTTGGCGGACCGATCCGCGCGAGCCATCGAGATTGGCTGCGACGTGCTGGCCGACGAGTGCCTCAGCATCGCCGATACGCCGATGGAGGCGCACGAGGTTACAGAGGGGCCGCTCGGGCGCACGGTGGTGACGAAAGAAGCGCTCGGTCATCGACGGCTGATGATCGACACCCGCATGCGCTTGCTGGGCCAGTGGAGCAAGAAATACTCCCCGAAATCTCAGGTGGACCAGCACGTAACGGGCGGTGTGGTGGTGCTCAAATCGTCATCCGAAGACGAGGCCCTATGAGCGCGACCCTCCTGCACCTTGCCGAACGCTGCCGCCACTGCGGCGAGCCGCTGTCGTTTCTCGAAGAACACTACTACGCCGACGACGACGGCACCGCGACGTGCGAGGGCTGCGTCGTCGAGTGGCAGCGCGCCATGATCGATTACATGCGCGGCAACGGGCCGCTACCGGAGCAACCATGAACCAAGTCCGCCCCGATGTGGTCGCGCGCGAGTTCGCCGCGTGCACGCCTGAGGAAAAGGCCCGCGTGCTGGCCGACCTGCGCAGCTGCTACCAACCCAGCGGCACCGAGGCGCGCGTCTGTGAAGACATCGCGCGCCGGCAGGCGATGGGCGTCGCCAAGTACGGCACCACCGTCGAGCGCAACCCGCTGCCGTTGCGCGACTGGCTGCAGCACGCCTACGAGGAAGCGCTCGACTTGGCGATCTACCTGCGGCGATCGATCGAGCAACTCGAGCCGCCGCTGCAGTTCCCGGCGATCGTCACGCCGGGGATGCTGGACATCGAAGAGCCGTGAGCTTCAAGCTCACCGAGCGTCAGCAGCTGGCGCTTAAGGTCGTCAGCGGCACCGAGACGCATTGCATGCTGTTCGGCGGCGGCCGTAGCGGCAAGACCTTCGTCACGGTGCGCAACATCGTGATGCGCGCGCTCAAGGCGCCGGGCTCACGCCACCTCGTCATCCGCCAGCACTTCAATCACTGTAAGCAGGCGATCGTGCTCGACACGTTCCCTGCGGTGATGCGCAAAGCCTTCCCAGGTGTCGCCTACAGCCTCAACCGCACCGACTGGTTCGCCACGCTGCCCAACGGCTCCGAAATCTGGTTCGGCGGCCTCGATGATGGCGTGGCGATGGAAAAGATCCTCGGCAAGGAATACGTCACGATCTACGTCAACGAAGCATCGCAAGTGCAATGGAGCGGCTACCAAACGCTGATGACGCGACTGGCGCAGAAGGTCGACCAAGTGCTCACGCTGCCCGACGGCACCAGCACGCATGCGCCGATGAAATTGCGCATGTGGTCGGACTGCAACCCGCCGAGCAAAGCGCATTGGTCTTACAAGGTCTTCAAGCAAAAGATCAACCCCGACAGTGGAGAGCCGTTGCCCGATCCTGACAATTACGTCAGTTTCCAGATGAACCCGGCCGACAACGCCGACAACCTCGCGCCCGAATACCTCAAGGTGCTGGAGTCGATGTCGGGCCGCATGCGTCGCCGTTTCGTCGATGGTCAGTGGGCCGAGGCCACGCCGAACGCGCTGTTTGATGACGCCACCATCGACGCGCACCGCGTGCTCGACGGCCGGTTGCCCGACATGGTGCGCATCGTCGTCGCGGTGGACCCGAGCGGTGCGAGCGACGAGGCAGAGAACGCCGACAACGACGAAATTGGCATCGTGGTCGCGGGCCTGGGCACCGACGGCCGCGGCTATCTGCTGGAAGACCTAACGGTGAAAGCCGGCCCAGCCACATGGGGCAAGGTCGCGGTTGACGCTTACATGCGGCACAAGGCCGACGCGGTGATCGGAGAGGGCAACTTTGGAGGCGGCATGGTGCAGTTTGTCGTGCGCACGGCTGCGGCAGCGACTGAGGGTAAACCCCGCATCAACTTCAAGATGGTCACTGCCAGCCGCGGCAAGGTGCCGCGCGCCGAGCCGTTCTCAGCGCTCTACGAGCAGGGCAAGGTTCGACACGTGGGCTACCTCGCGAAGCTGGAGGACGAGCTTTGCGCGTTCTCTACGGCGGGTTACACTGGGCCGCGCTCGCCCAACCGGGCCGACGCTGCGATTTGGGCGCTTGCCGAGCTATTTCCCGCGATCGTGGCCGGGCCGAAGGGCGAGAAACCGAAACGCGAACGTCAGGCACTGGGGGCCGGCTCATGGATGGGATGATCGGATCGCGCAGCTACCAGACGGCCAGCTGTGAACTGCGGATGTGCGATGCGCTGCCCAAGCGGCCGCCCTTCGAACGCACGCGCGAGCTCGTGTCACTGGAGGTGCCCGCGGCCGATCGCCGCAAGGGTTACGCCCGTGAACTGCTGGAGCAGGTGACGCGCGAGGCCGATGAACACGGCTTCGTGTTGATCCTGATCCCCGAGGCCTTCGGCGACGAGCCGGCGATGAGCACCGCCCAGCTGGCGCAGTGGTACCAACGCCGCTTTGGCTTCCAGGCCATCAGCGCCAAGCCGCTGATGATGGCGCGCATGCCCGGCTCGACGCCGCGCTACGTGACGCCCATCGCCGGCGCAATGCAGGCGCTGCTGTCGCGTGTGGCTGCGCCGATCCCGGAGCGACGCAAATGAACGAGAAGCCCCACCTCGTGAAGACCGTTTCGGGCAACTGGGCGTGCGGCATCCGTCGGCCGCTCACCGAAAACGATTTGCCGTGGTCGCTGCCGTTGCGTGACGCCTTCCTGCACTCGACGCCACAAGGCGCCTATCGCGGCTGGCTCATGAATCAGCCTGTCAATCTGGCCGCGCTGCTGGGGTACGCAAAGTGAACGATCAACTCGACAAGCAAGCCGACGGCAACAACGACGACGACCTGCTCGCCGAGGTGCGCCGCTACCTCGAGCTATGCGAGAAGGCCGACGGTGAGAACCGGCAGAAGGCGCTCGACGACCTGCGGTTTCTGTCCGGTGATCAGTGGCCGCAACGACAGCGAGCGCTGCGCGAGTCGACCGGCCGGCCGGTGCTCACCATCAACAAGCTGCCGACCTTCCTGCATCAGGTGACGAACGAGCAGCGGCTCAACGTCCCGGGCATCAAGACGCACCCCATCAACGACGCGAGCGAAGATGACTCGCAGGTGCTGCAAGGGGCGATCCGCGCCATCGAGTACCGCAGCAACGCGTCGGTGGCGTACAACCGCGCGAGCAACAGCGCGGCGGCGATCGGCTTCGGCTACTGGCGCCTCGTGGTCGACTACGAGAGCCCAAAGAGCTTCAATCAGGAAATCCGCTTCAAGTCGATCCGCAACCCGTTTACGGTGAGCTTCGATCCACTGAGCGAAGAGCCCGACGGCAGCGACCAGGGGCGATGCCTCATCAGCACCAAGATGCCGCGCGACGAGTTCAAGCGGCAGTACCCGAAAGCCACGGTCACGCAGGAGGCGCTACCGAACGAGCGTCTGCTCAACTGGCTGTCCGAGCTTGAGGTGCGCGTCGGCGAGTATTACCGCATCGAGCACACGACCGAGACGCTCGTGCAGCTGCCCGACGGCACTGCCGAGTGGGCCGACGTGCTCGACAAGCAAGGCGTGATGTGGAAGGACGAAGACGGCAAGCCGCTGACGCAGACCCGCGAAAGCGACCGTCAGCGCGTGATGCTCTACAAGCTCACGGCGCTTGAGGTGCTGGAGCGCACCGAGATTCTGTGCGATTGGATTCCGGTGTTCCCCGTGTGGGGCGACGAAATCGACATCGACGGCAAGGTCGTGCGTTCGGGCCTGATCCGCCACGCGCGCGACCCGGCTACGATGTACAACTACTGGATGACCGCGGCGACCGAGGAAGTCGCCATGCGCACGAAGACGCCCTACATCGGCGCCGAGGGTCAATTCGAGGGTTACGAGGAAGATTGGGAAACCGCAAACACGGTCAGCAAGCCTTACCTCGAGTACAAGCCCGTCACCATCGACGGCAACCTCGCGCCGGCACCGCAGCGCCAGCCGATGGCCGACATCCCGGCCGGCATCCTGCAGATGGCGATGCACGCAAACGACAACATCAAGGCGACGACGGGCCTTTTCGACTCGTCGCTTGGTGCTCGAGGCAACGCGACCAGCGGCGTGCAGGAGCGTGCGCAGCAGCAGCAGGGCAGCCTCGCGAATTTCCACTACGCCGACAGTCTGCGCGCCACGGTCAAGCAGTGTGGTCGCTGCCTCGCCTCGATGCTGCCGAACTACTACGATGCGACGCGGATCATCGCCATCATGGGCGAGGATGAGAGCATGCGCGCGGCGAAGATCAACCCGCCGCTCGACCCGCAGACCGGCAAGCCCGCAATCGATCCGACCACAGGCAAGCCGCACGAGGGCGTCGATCTCACCAAGCTGCAGGCCGAAGTGACCGTCACGGCCGGCCCGAGCTACACGACCATGCGACAGGAAGCCGTCGACAGCATGGTCGAGGTGGGCGGCAAGTGGCCCAAGCTGCTCGACGTGGCGGGCGACCTGTTCGTGAAAAACATGGACTGGCCGGGCGCCTCGGAAATCGCCGATCGCATCAAGCGCACGATGCCGCCCGCTGTCACCGGCGAGACCGAGGGCGACGACATGATCCCGACGCCGCAAGGGCCGGTGCCCGTCGCCCAGGCGCCGCAGCTGATCGCGCAGCTGATGCAGCAACTGCAGCAGTGCCAGCAAATGCTCGAGAAGTCGGGCTTGACCAAGGCGCAAATCGACGCCGCGACCAAGCTGCAAATCAACGAGAACGACAACGCGGCGATGGTGCAGGTCGAGACGCTCAAAAACGAGCGTGCGGCCGCCGACTCGCAGGTGCGCAGCCAAGCCATCACCGACGCCGCGCAGATTGCGGCCGAGGCGAAGCGCGATGTGGCCGAGCTCACGGGGCTGGTGCAGCTGCTCGTCGCCAAGCTGCAGCCGCCACCTGCGCTCGCCGCCGACGTGGCGGCCGACCTCGCGGAAGACGACACGCCGGCCGGTTGATCGGCGTTCTACGGTCGATTACATTACCCCTACTTCGCTCCGCAGCTGACCCGGCCGCGGGAACGCGCCGTAAGGGTAATCACCGACCGTCATGGACCCCGACAACCTCAACGCTCCCGCACCTGCGCCAGCACCCGAACCGGCCCCGGCACCCCCGGCGCCTGCTCCCGCGCCCGCAGACCCTTCGAACCCCGACGACGCAACGCCAGCACCGACGCCTTCCGATGACCAGCCGCGAGACGAAAAGGGCCGGTATCAGAAGCGCATCGATGACTTGACGCGCGCCCGTGGGGAAGAGCAGCGGGAAAAGGAATATTGGCGAGCGCAAGCGCTGGCCGGCAAAGCACCCTCGCAGGCGCCCGCGCCTGACGCACCCAACGCCAAGCCGACGGCCGACAAGTTCACCAATTACGAGGATTTCATCGAGGCGCTGACCGACTGGAAAGCCAAGCAAGTCGTGACCACGCGCGAAGCCGAGCGCGCTGCGGCCGAGAAGGCCCGCACGCTGGCGACCACGTGGGAGCAGCGAGCCAACGAGTTCCGTTCGAAGACCCCGGATTACCTCGATGTGGTGGGCAACAGCGATGTTCCCCTGCGTCAGTCGGTGCTCGAGGGCATCCAAGAATCGGAAGTTGGCCCGCAGCTGGCCTACCACCTCGCGAAGAACCCCGATGTCGCGGCTCGGCTCAACCAGTTGCCCGAAGGGGCAGCGATGCGTGAGCTTGGCCGCTTGGAGGCGTCCCTGACGGCGGCATCCGCACCGGCCCCCGCTCCCGCACCAGCGCCAGCGGCCCGGACCACGAATGCACCGCCGCCCGTCAAACCCGTCGCGCAAACCGCAGCTGGTGTGCAGCCCCTCGAAAAACTCTCGATGGACGAGTACATCAAGCAGCGCAAAGCGCAGGGGGCAAGCTGGGCGCGGTGATGCTCTGAAAGTGCATCATGGCAAACCAAATTGCTACCTGTTCCATCGTCGCCAAGGAAGCCTTGGCGATCCTCGAAAACATGCTCGGCTTCGCCGGTGCGGTCAATCGCGACTGGCAAGACGAGTTCACGAGCAACATGGCTCGCGGCTATGCCCCGGGCCAGACCATCAACATCAAGAAGCCGCCGCGCTACACCTACCGCGCCGGCCGTGTGGCTGTCCCGCAGGCGACCGTCGAAAGCACCGTTCCGCTGACGCTCTCGCAAGGCGGCACGGACATCAACTTCACCGGCGTCGAGCGCTCGGTGAGCGTCACGCAGCTGGAGAACAAGCTCAAGGCTGCGATGGCGACGGTTGCCAACGAAATCGACCGCCAAGGCCTGCAGCTGGCGCGCCAAGCCACGTACAACGCGCTGGGTACCCCGGGCACGCCGCCCAACACCCAGGCACTCGCGCTCGATGCGGTGCTGCAGCTGAACCAGCGCCTCGACGAAATGGGCGCACCGCGTGACACCGAGCGCACGCTGATCCTCGCTCCGGCGCTGAATCGCTACCTCGTGGGCGGCTTCGCGGGCCTGTTCAACAACGGCAAGCAGCTGAACGCGCAGTTCGATCGCGGCTTGATGGTCGACTCGCTGGGCCTCGCCTATGCGATGGACCAGAACGTCGACACGCACGTCAACGGCACGCAGGCGGTCGCCGGCACCAACATCAACGGCGCGGGCCAAACCGGCTCCAGCATCACCGTTGTCGGTCTGGGCGGCACGATCACCAAGGGCACCAAGATCACGCTCCCGGGCGTGTTCGCGGTCAACCCCCAGTCGCGTCAGTCGACCGGCGTGCTCGCGCAGTTCACTGTCACCGCCGACGTGGCCGCGGCCGCAACGAGCATCCCCATCGCGCCTGCCATCGTCACCTCGGGCGCCTTCCAGAACGTGACCGCATCGCCGACCAACGGCAGCCCGTTCACGATCTACGGCACCGCGGGCGGCAGCTACTCGGCATCGGTGGCCTACCACCGCGATGCGTTCACGCTGGCCTGCGTGCCGATGTACGCACCGCAAGGCGGCAAGGGCGTGATCGACGTCGCGGTCGAGAACTACAAGGGCCTGAACATCAAGGTGACCGAGTTCTATGACGGCGTGAACGACAACTACATCATGCGTCTCGATGTGCTGTTCGGTTGGGCCGCCACCTACCCGGAGCTCGCCTGCCTGTACGGCCTGTAAAGGTTGTCTCCTGACGCGCCCGCCGCGTCATTCGCCCCGGGGTGGCAACGCCTCGGGGCACTTCTCAAGGATCACCGGAGCATTCACATGCAAACCCTTCAAGCTCTTCTGCACATCGCCCTCGCGGCGCTGCTGTTCGTCGTCATCCTGCACGGCGTGCCGATGCTCATCGAGCGCATGCTCGAAGGCGGCGTCAACTTCAAGCAACGCGGCATGGTGCTGCTCGGCCGTTCGTACAAGGGGTACGCGGCCGGCACCATCGTGCAACTGTCGACCCAGGAAGAAACCGCCCTCATCGCACAGAACCTCGCGACCAACAGCGCCGGCCCTGTGACCTCGGGTGCAGTTTCGACCACGGCGCAGAGCGGCCGCGTGTCCATCGCAGCCGGTCAAAGCAGCGTGGTCGTGACGCATCCCCAGGTCGACGCGAACAGCAAGATCCTGGCCTACGTCAACCAAGCGGCCGCCGACGGCACGCTGCTGCGCGTCGAGCGCATCGTGCCGGCTGCCGGCTCGTTCACGATCTACGGCACCGCCAACGCGACCGCGGCCGTCACCATCGACTGGTGCCTGCTGATGATTTCGGGCGAACTGCCGCCGCAGCCGTAAGCGTTCCCCACGGGGCCGCCAGTACGGGGCCCTTTCTCCCGCAACCTCCGGAGCAATCCCCATGAACGAATACCCCAAGTGGGTCCAGCGCGCGCCCGACATCGGCGCCGTGCTGTGCCTCAACGCGGCCGAGGAAAAGCAACTGCTCGACGACTGGGCCGCCGAGCAAGCCGGCAAGGCGAAGGCTGCCGAGACTGCCGCAGCCGCCGAGAAGGCCCTGCGCGACGCCGAGGTGCTCGCGCAAGCCGAGGCCATCCTGCAGCAGCAGGCGGCCGAAAAGGCGCTCGCTGACGCCGAAGCCAAGGCCGCGAAAGGCAAGTGATGTCGACCGCGCTGCAAGTCATTCAAGATGCTCTGAGCAAGGCTGGAATTCTGTCGCCGGGCGATGTGGTCACGGCCGACGAGCTCAACGATGCCTTGCGCGCGTTCAACGACCTGTTGGAAAACACCTCGCTCGAGCGGCAAGGCGTTTACGGCAGGACCACCGAGCAATTCGTGACGCAGGCCAACGTCGCGACCTACACCATCGGCCCAGGCGGCGCGTGGAACACAACGCGGCCAGTGCGCATCGCCAGCCCGGGCTACTCGCGGCTGCAGGGCATCGATTACGGCCTCGACGTGATGGGCGACAACGAGTACGCACTGATCACGCTCAAGACGCAGCCGGGTATCCCGCGTCGGTTCAACTACGTCAACGACACGCCGCTCGGTGTGGTGACCCTGTGGCCGGTGCCGGATCAGGTCTACACCATCGGCCTCAACACCGACCGTGTGCTCACGAGCATCCCGTCGTTGAACACGGTGCTTGCGTTCCCGCCCGGCTACGAACTGATGTTCAAGTGCCTGCTGGCCGACCTGTTGGCACCTGAGTATGGAACCGTGCTGCCGCAAGCCGTCGCCGAGCAAGCGCGCCGCTTCAAGGCCGACATCAAGCGCGCGAACCGAAAAAAGCGCGTCGCGCGTTTCGACGATGTGCCGTCGGTGCAGGGCGGCGTCGGCTTCTATGACTGGCGCGGCGGGGCCTGAGCATGGCAGGCGCTGGCAACGCGTTCCCGTTCATCGGCGGCGCCTACACGGCACGGTCCAAGGCTTTCGACGCGCAGCGGTGCGTCAACCTCTACCCGGAGGTGTCTGAGAGCGGCCCCGCGCCTTCCAAAAACGTCGCTTCGCTCATCGGCACGCCGGGGCGCGTGCGTTGGTCGACGCTGGCAGGTGGTGGCGTGCGCGGCCTGCAGCGCTTCTCGGCGGCTGTCGGCGTCGGGGTCGTCGGCGGCAACATCTATCGTCTCGACACCGCAGGCAACGGGACGCTGATCGGCACCGCGCCGGATGACGGGTTGCCGGTCTCGATGGACACCAACGGCTCGCTCGTGTTCATCACGACCACGCAGGGCAGCGTTGCCATCAACCCGCTCACCGGCGCCTCGGTCAGCGTGAGCACACCGTCGACCTCGTGCGGCTTCGTCGACGGTCGTATCGTGCTGAGCAACCTCAACACGGGGCAATTCGTCTACACCGGCCTGTACAACTCGACGGTTGACCCGCTCAACTTCGAAACGGCCGAGGGCGCGCCCGACAATCTGCTGTCGCTCGCTGTCGTGCACCGCGAGGTGTGGCTGTTCGGCGAGTACACGACCGAAATTTTCGGCCCGACGGGCGATTCGAACACGCCTTTCGCGCGCATCGGCAATGCGTTCATCGAGACGGGCATCGCCGCTCCGCGCAGCGTCGGCAAGATGGACAACACCGTCTATTGGCTGTCGGCCGACAAGCAAGGGCAGGGCGTTGTCGTGCGTGCCGTGGGCTACGAGCCGCAACGTGTCTCGACGCATGCCATCGAGTACGCGATTGCGTCTTACAGCCGCATCGATGATGCCGTCGCCTTCACGTATCAGCAGGAAGGCCACAACTTCTACCAACTGACGTTTCCGACAGCAGGCAAAACGTGGGTCTTTGACTCGCGTTCGGGTCTCTGGCACGAGCGCGCTTATCGCCGCCCGACGGATGGCGGCCTTGAGCAAGTGCGCGAGCAATGCCAGATGTCTTTCGCCGGAAAAATCCTCGTCGGCGACCGCAACCTGCCGCGCATCTACGCCCTCGACCTCAACACCTACACCGACGACGGCGACCCAATCCTGCGTTTGCGCAGCTGCCCCCACCTGTGGGCGGCCGGAGCACGGCAATCGTTCTACGCGCTCGAATTGCTGCTCGAAACCGGCGTTGGCGACGGCACGACAGGGCAGGGCGGCGACCCGCAGGCGCGGCTGCGCTGGTCCGACGACGGCGGCGTGTCGTTCGGCAGCCGCGAAATGTGGGCCCCGATGGGCAAGATCGGCGAGCGGCAGCGCCGCGTGCGGTGGCGCCGGCTCGGATCGTCCATCGACCGTGTGTTCGAAGTCGCCATCACCGATCCCGTGCGCGTGTGCATGATCGGCGCGACTGCGAATGTCGTCGTGGGCACATGACAACCACGATTTACAACGACGCGCAGCGGATTCCGTTCGTCGACGTGCGAACGGGCAAGCTCACGCGCGAAGCCTTCCTGTTTCTGCAGGGCATCCGCAGTTCGATCCCGAGTGATACGTCGGTCGACGTCGGCGCGTTGCAGGCAGGCGCCGCGGAGGTGATTTGGCAGCCCACGCCGGGCGCCGACGCGTTGCTCGAGACGCTGCTGCAGCCCGCGGCGCCCGATGCGCTGGCCGACATGCTGCTGCAGCCGGCGCCCTACACCGACATGACCTCGTGGCCCGGCTCGACCAGCGTGGTCACGCTCGGCACGGTCACCACGGGCAGCTGGCAGGCGTCGCCGCTCACGGCCGGTTTCGGGGGCACTGGTCTCACGAGCTACTCGGTGGGCGACATGCTCTACGCCAACGGCGTCACGTCGCTGGCGAAACTGGCGTCGGCTGCCGTCGGCAACGTGCTGCGCGCGGGCGGTGTGGGCTCGCCGCCCGCCTGGGGGCAGGTGGCCCTCACGACCGACGTCACGGGTATTCTGCCGGTCGCCAATGGCGGCACGGGGGTGTCGTCACTGTCGTCGCTCACCGCGAACCCGTCGGCATCGATCGGCCTGACCGCTGTCAACGGCGCGGCCTCGACGTTCATGCGCAGCGACGCCGCGCCGGCCCTGAGCCAAGCCATCAGCCCCACGTGGTCCGGCTCCCACACGTTCGGCAACACGATCACGAGCACCGTGTCGGGCGCCACGGGCACCGCGCTCAACGCGACGGGCGGCGGCACGGCTGGCGTGCGTCTCGCCCACGTGGGCGCCACGGGAACCGACCTGTACATCGGCGTCGCGAGCTCAACGGGCGGCAACCTCATCACCGGATCGGGCGCCTATGCCGCCGAGTTCCGCAACGATGGCGGGTTCTGCTACGGCATCGGGTCCACCAAGGTCGTCACCATCGACAGCAGCGGCATCACGATCAACGTTGCGACCCTGCTGCGCAGTTCCGTTGCGCTGACGAACGGCGCCGGTGCCTCGACCGGCACGCTCACCAACGCGCCGGCAGCCGGCAACCCGACAAAGTGGGTGCCGATCAGCGACAACGGGACCACCCGTTACATTCCCGCTTGGTAAAGGAAAACCCCATGAGCACCGACAACCTCCGCGAAAAAATCAACACTTTGAACACGCTTCTGCAGCAATCTGACCTCGAAGCGTTCCAACTGCAGCTGATCGTGCAGGCTGCCGAGGGCACCACCGGTGACCCCCAGGTCGACGCCCAGTTGCGCAGCCACGCCCAGAACGCCAAGGCCACGCTGCTCGCCATTGCGCGCCGCGTGACCGTCTACCGCGAAGCGCTCGGGCCGCTGCAGGCCGAGCTCGCCGGCACGTCGACGTAAAGCCTACGATCGATTACAGTTGCCGCCATGCGCCGCACACCCGTCACGCTCGTCTACAACACGCAGTTGCCGGCCGCGGTCGCGGCGCAGTTCACCGCGCCGAGCGCGACGGCGCCGGCCGTCGGTCAGCCGGCGAGCTTCACTTACACCATCGGCGCGGCGCTGTTCAACAACTCGTCGGGCGCTGGCGTCACCGTCACGGTGTACGTCGTGCCGGCCGGGGGCGCCGCGGGCGCCGCAAATCAGGTGGCGCAGTTCACCGTGCCGGCTGCGGGCGCCGCGCCAACGCAGGTACCTGCGCTGATCGGTCAGCACCTACTGCCGGGCTGGTCGCTGCAGATGTTCGCCAGCGTGGCTGGCGTCATCACGCCGCTGATTTCCGGCTACCTGACCGAAACATGAGTGCGCAGCCCTTCGCCGCGCAATTCGAAGCCCTGGGCGGCGACTTGCGGCACCACATGCCCGACGACGGCTCGGGCGTCTACATCAAAGAGACGCGCATCCCCGCGGGCGTCAAGCTGGACATGCACGTCCACTCGTTCACGCACAAGAGCGTGTTGGCGTCGGGCCGCGTGCGCGTCACCGTCGGCCCCCAGGTGCGCGAACTCGAGGGGCCCGCCGTGCTCACCGTGCGCGAGGGCGTACCGCATGCCGTCGAGGCCATCACGCCGGCCGTGTGGCTGTGCATTCACGCCACCGCCGAGAGCGACGCCGACAACATCGATCACGCGCTTGTGAGGCAGCAATGAGCCAGCATATCGCCAAGATCGGCGACGGCCTCAACGTCAAGCCGCTGTTGTGGGCGCTGCGCCGCAATCCACAGCTGTGGAACGAGCACCGTGCGCGCACGCAGGCCGCCGACAGCCCGCACCGCGAAGTCGATGACATCTGGGTGCGCTACGCCGCGCCGGACCTCGTGAGCGACCAGATGAGTCCGCACGAGAGCGTGTGGTACCCCTCGGCGGCGCTGCTGCCCGTGGCGCCCCTGTGCAAGGCCATCATGGCGCGCGTTGGTGGCGAGCGGCTCGGCGGCGTGCTCATCACGCAGATTCCGCCCGGTCACACCTGCCACCCGCACAGTGACCACGGGTGGCACGCCCGCTATTACGAGAAATTCGCGGTGCAGGTCGAGAGCGGCCCGGGGCAGGCGTTTTGTTTCGACGGCGAACGGCTCGAGACGCAGCCGGGCGACCTCTTTTGGTTCGACAACAGCGCGACGCATTGGGTCGAGAACCCGACGCCTTACAATCGCATTACGATGATCGTGTGCATCAAGCCGATGCACATCCCATAGGAGCACGCCATGCCGTGGAGCGTAGCCGCCGCCGTCGGTGCTGCCGTTGTGGGCGGCGCAATCGCCTCCGACGCGTCCCACAGTGCCGCCGACAAGCAAAGCGACGCCGCCAACGCGGCGCAGGCACAGAATCAAGCGCAGTTTGACAAAAATCTCGAGCTGCAAAAGCCGTGGCGCGACGCCGGCATGGGGGCACTGTCGCAGCTGAGCGCTGGCGTTGCGCCCGGGGGCATGTTCACGCAGCCCTTCTCTTACGATCAGTACGCGGACCCGGGCTATCAATTCCGCTTTCAGCAAGGCCAGCGCGCGCTCGACAGCAGCGCCGCGGCGCGCGGAACGATGCTCAGCGGCGGCCAGCTGAAATCGCTCGTCGACTACGGCCAGCAAGCCGGCTCGCAAGAGTACGGCAACGCCTACAACCGCTGGAACAACGACCTGACGAATCGATTCAATCGACTCGCCAGCGTGGCCGGCATCGGGCAGACCGCCACGCGCGACGTTTCGCAGATGGGCACACAGCTGGCGACGAACAACGGCGAGCTCATGCTGCAAGGCGCCAACGCGCAGGCGGCCGGCATGGTCGGCGGCGCGAACGCCTGGAACAACGGCCTGACCACGTTGGGCAACTGGTGGCAGAACCGGCAGGCCGCAAACAACATGAACGGCGGCGGCGGTTTCACGCCGATCTACACCGGCACCTCGTGGGGCAACGTCGGCGGCACGAGTTACAACAGCCTCGCCAACGGCACCGCGGGCAACTACGTCACCGACCTGGGAGGCTGATTCATGCCGCTCGACGCATCGATCGCACTCGGCGTCAAGCCAGTGCAAATGGAAGACCCCACGCAGGTGCAAGCGCGTCAGGTGCAGCTGCGCAACCTCGTGCTCCAGAACCAGCAGGCCGAGCAAGCGAATCAGAATCAGCAATCGCTTGCCGATGCCTTCCGCAACGCCTACGGTCCCGACGGTCAACTCGATCGCTCGCAGCTGTACCAAGGCATCGCACAGCGCGGCATCGGCTACCAAATCCCGGGGCTGCAAAAGCAGTTCGCCGAGTCCGACAAGGCCATCACGGACCAGCAGACCGCGCAATTCGACCTCGCCAAAAAGCGGCTCGACGCGAGCGCCGGTGCGCTGTCGTCGCTCATCGCGCTCGGCCCGAACGTCACGCACCAGCACATCATCAACACGGTTGCCGACCTCGTGCAGAACAAGATGATGGACCCCGATCAGGGCGCGCAGTTGGTGCGCAGCCTACCGGGCAACCCTGCGGCGCTGCCGGCCTACCTGCAACAGAAGGGCCTGCAGGTGCTCGACGCAAAGTCGCGGCTCGAGGCTCTGATGCCCAAGATCGAATACAAGGACACGGGCGGCCAGTTGCAACCTGTGGACATGAACCCGATCACGAACGGGGGCAAGGCGCCGCTGCTGACCAAGACGGCCAGTCCTGACGCGCAGTTGCAGGCCGCAACCACTCGCCGCGGGCAGGACATCGAAGCCGCCACGGCGCGCCGCGGGCAAGACTTCGGCCTCAACAGCGTCGAAAAGAGCGAGACGGGCGACCTGATGATCGTCAACAAGCAGACCGGCGCCGGCCGTCCGGTGCTGGGCCTCGACGGCCAGCCGATCAACCTCGGCACCGGCCAGCGCGACGCGCAGCAGGCGCTGCAGCTGATCAATCAGGCCACGCCGCTCATCAAGTCGGCGACGAGTTCGTATGCGGGGCAGGGCATCGACATGCTCGCGGGTGCCTTCGGCATCGCCACGCCGGGCAGCATCGACGCCGCCAAGCTGCGCGCGATCGAGGGCGCGCTCGTGAGCAAGATGCCCAAGATGTCGGGTCCGCAGTCGGACAAAGACGTGGCGATGTACCGACAAATGGCCGGCCAAATCGGCGACCCGAGCGTGCCGTACCCGCAGAAACTCGCCGCGCTCGACGCGGTGCGCGAAATCCAAGAGCGCTACGCCAAGGTGCCCAAGGGCAGCAGCGTGCCGACGCCTGCACCTGTGGCTGCGCCGGCGCAAGTGCCTCCGACACCGGGCATTCCGGCCGGCTGGAACGTCATCGCGCACTGATCATGCCGAAATTCACGTTCACCAGCCCCGAGGGCAAGAGCTTCACGGTCGAAGGCCCCGACGGCGCCACGCCCGAGCAGGCGTTTTCGGTGCTGCAGAGCCAGCTTGCGGCGGCTGGCGCCCCTGCGCCTGCACCTGTGGCCTCCGCGGCGCCGACGGACCGCCAGAAGCTGCTCTCGAGCGCTCCGATGCGCCTTGCCAAGGGCATGGCCGACCCGATCGAAGGCGCGGCGCAGCTGGCCTCGCGCATGCCGGGCGCCGACTACGTGAATAAGGCGGCCGATGCCGTGGGCGGCTTCCTGAACCGACAGGTGTTCAACCGCGTCGGGCTGCCGGGCGATTTCGCAGGCGAAGTGCTGGGCATCCGCGGCGCCACGCCGCAGCAACTCGACTCGGAAGTTGCCAACGCCGAACGCGAGTATCAGGCAGCACGCCAAGCGACTGCACCGACCACGCTGTCGTCGCTCGTGACGGGTCAGAAAGACCCCGGTACGGACTGGATGCGCACCATCGGCAACGTGATCAGCCCGGCGAACGCCGCGATTGCGCGCGTGCTGCCCGGCGCCGGCACCACGATCCCCGCACGGGCTGCCACGGGCGCCGCGGGCGGCACGCTGGCCGCACTGGCGCAACCTGTGGTCACGGACGGCAGCGGCAGCGACTTCGCCGCCAAGAAAGCCGCGCAGGTGGGCCTCGGCGCCGTCACGGGTGGCATTGCGGCGCCGGTGCTGGGCGCCATCACCGATCGCGCGGCGCAGTGGTTCGCCAATATGGCTGCCAGCCGCAGCGCCGCGCGGCCGCCGAACGCCACCGACGTCGAGCAGATTGCGCGTACCGTCGCCAACGACACCGGGCAGCGGTGGGAAGACCTGGGGCCGCAAATGCAAGCCCAGATGCGCACGCAGGTCGCGCAGTCGCTGCAGGCCGCGGGTGGCCGCCAAGACCCGGCAGCGCTGGCGCGGCTGCGCGACTTCCAGGCCGAAGGGATGCAGCCCACGCTTGGGCAAATCACGCGTGACCCGCGCCAGTTCGCGAACGAAATGAACCTGCGCCAGCTGCCCGACACCGGCGACCCGCTGCTGCAGCGCATGCAACAGCAGGGCGTGCAGCTGCAGGACAAGCTCGGCACCTATGGGCAGGGCGCCGCGCAGGACTACCGCGCCGGCAACGAACTGATGGCGCCGCTACGCGCCTACGATCAGAAGCTGAGTACCGACGTGCGCGCTGCGTACCAAGCCGCTCGCGCCAGCGCCGGCAAGGATCAGGAGCTTCCGCTGCAGGGCCTCGCGCAGGATGCCGCCGACGTGCTCGACAACTACGGCGACAAGGTGCCGAGCGGCGTGGTCAATCAGCTGCGCAAGTACGGCATTCTTCCTGGGCAAGAGGGCAACTCCGCGCCGCGCAAGCTCTTCACGGTCGAGGAAGCCGACAAGCTGCTCAAGGTGATCAACTCCAGCGGCAGCGCGACCGATGATGCGACAAACGCGGCGCTGTCGCAGTTGCGCGGCGCTGTGAAAAATGCGGTCACGCAGCCGGGCGCCGACGATGTGTTTGCACCGGCCCGCAAGCTCGCGGCACAACGTTTCGCGCTGCACGACAGTGTCGACGCACTCGCCGACGTCGCCAAGGGCCGCGCGAGCCCTGACACGTTCGTCAATCGGTACCTGATCAACGCGGACACCGACCAGACCAAGCAGCTTGCGGGCATCCTGCGCGACCAGTCGCCCGACGCTTTCCAGCAAGCTCGCGCGCAGATTGGCGCCAAGCTCGGCCGCGCAGCCTTTGGCGAAAACGTCGCGGGCGATAAGGCGTTCAGCGTCGAGCGCTATGCGAAGGCCTTGAACGACCTCGGCGACGACAAGCTCGCGGCGTTTTTCAGCCCGCAGGAAGTCGAGCAGTTGCATCGCCTGGGCCGTGTGGCCGCGTACATCAATCAGGCGCCCAACAAGGCCCCGGTGAACACCTCGGGCAACTGGGCGGCGCTCATGAACATCGCCGGCCGCATCCCGGGCCTAGGGCCGGCGATGGGTGTCCTGCGAGCCGGCGCGCAAAACTTTGAGCAGGGGCGCGGCGTGCAGCGTGCGCTTGCGGCAGAGGTGCCGGTACAGCCGGCCCAAGTAGACCCCGCGGCGGTACGCCGCTTGTCCGACCTGCTGACGGCTGGCGGTGTCACCACGGGCGCCGTTACTGCCGGGGCCGTCAAGTAGCCAGCGGTAAAGCAAAACGCCAACGACACAAGCGAGGATTTCCATGACCGGCATGCTAACGCCGCAGGGCAAACAAAGCTACAACGACAACGCAGGCAACCCCCTGGCCGGGGGTAAGGTGTGGACCTACGCTGCGGGCACCAACACGCCGAAAACCACATGGTCGGATGCTGGCGAAACGGCGCCGAACACCAACCCGGTGATTCTCGACGCGCGCGGCGAGGCGGTCATCTTTTGGGATGGCGCCTACAAGGTCGTGCTGCAGGACTCGCTCGGCAACACAATTTGGACCGTCGACAACGTGCAGAGTGCCGACGCAGGCGGCGCGGCATCGGCGGTGCTCACCAAGCTCGCCGACAACACCACGGCAGGCAACGGCGCCGATGCCGTGGGCGTCAAGCTCACCGGCGCGGGCATGGTGTCGAGCAACGTGGCCGCGATGCTCAACCTCGCCACGTTGGGCCTCAAAAAGCACTTCGGCTGCGCGCTCGACGGCGCGACGGACGATCAGGCCAAGATCGCCAACGCCTTCGCCACGGTGGGCAAGATCATCGAGCACGAGGGTGGCACGGCGCTGGTCAACAGCAACCTTCCGGCACCGGCGTGCGCCGCGATCGTTGGGCAGGGCGACAACTCGTCGATCTTCAAATTCGGCGCCGCGGTCACGCAGGGCCTCGGACTCGACGGCACGAGCGGCAACTACCCGCGCGAACTCCGCGGCTTTCAGTTGGCCGGCGACTTGACCAACAACGCGGTGGGACTGTTCATTGGCAACACCGGCTCTGTGGCCGTGTCTGCGAAGCGCGTGCAGACCAAAAATTTCAAGGGTGCGAGCGCTATCGGTCTCAAGGTCGACCGCGCGCTCAAGAGCTACTTCGAGAGCCTCACGCAGTACGGCAATCAGACCGGCATGAGCATCAACGGTAGCGGCGGCGGCTTCCCGACCACGCTGGTGTTCGAAAACTGCGTGACGACCAACTCGGTCGGCGTCGGCGTCATGGTCGTGTCGGCGCAAGGGCAAATCCGGTTCATCGGCGGCAACGTCGACTCCAGCGGCCTCGAGGGCGTCAAGGTGATCCCGGGCGCGGGCGGCACGGTGCTCGGCTTCATCGTCGACGGCTATTGGCTGGAGGCAAACTACTCGGTCGGCAACTACATGATGACGATCGACGGGAGCGCCGCGGGCTGCACGGCCGGTGTCGTCATCCGCGACACGTTTTTCAACACCGTCGGCGGGGGCGCCTTCGCTCTGCACGTCACAGGCAGCGGCAGCCGCGTGGTTGTGGCGAACCCGATGTTCAACTCGGCGTTGGCCGGAAACATCCTCGTCGACGCGGGCGCGGTCGTTCGCTTCGACCAGTGGAATCCGTCGTACAGCATGCCCACGGTCGTCACGGACAACAGCGGCTATGCGCTGGGTACCGACGGCAAGATGCAGGCGTGGGCGCCGGTCTATACGCCCTCGGGTGGCGGCACGTTCTCGGCCGTGTCCACCAACCTTGCGCGCTTCCGTCGCGTCGGTGCGAATCAACTGAAGCTCGACTTCAATTTCGCCGGCACCGTGGCTGGTGTCGTCAACTCGATCGCTATGTCGATCGCCAACGCGCCGACCACGATCAGCCCCAACTGGGGCGCTGTGGTACGCATCCAAAACGGCGGCGCGATGGAGCTTGGCATTGTCAGCGTCGACGGCGCGAGCAACCTCGTGTTCACCCGGCTGAGCGGCGCGGCATTCAGCGCCGGCACCGCGGGTGCGACGGGTTCGATTCTCATCGAGACCACAAACTAATCCCACGCGCGCGGCACCCTCTGTGCGTTACACTGAATTACGTAACCAACAGGGGGTGCCAGTGGCAGCCGACGGACTTTGGGGCGCAGCAGTTGGCGCCGGCATCTTGAAGCTCCTGCCCGCTGGCCTCGGGGCGGCCATCATGGTCGCGGTCGACCCGCCGCGCACGCGCAGCGAGACCCTCGCGCGGGCCTTCGTCGCCTTCGCCTTCTCCCATCTGTTCGGCGATGTGGCTGCAGCGCTCGCGGCGGCCTACGTCCCCCATTTCGACGCGGCAAGTGCCGGCCACGTGCGCGCGCTCAACGGCGCGCTCGGCGCGCTCGGCTGGTTCGTGTGCGGCGGCGTGGCCGTCATCGCCAAGCGCTTCCGCCGCGATCCGGTCAAGACGGTGCGCAACCTCAAAGGGGGCTGATGATGGACCTGCAGCAGTTCGCGACGGCGATGGGGTGCACGTTGATGACCGCCGAGCCGTGGCACGCGGCATTCGAGGCTGCCATCGCCAAACACGGGGTGCGCGACGTGGCGATGCTGCTGGCCCAGGTGGGTCACGAGTCGGGCAACCTGTCGCGCCTCGAGGAAAACCTCAACTACAGCGCGCAGCGGCTCATGGCCGTGTGGCCGTCGCGCTTCCACTCGCTGGGCGAGGCGATGCGCTACGAGCACGACCCCGAGCGGCTGGCGAATCTGGTGTATGGCGGCCGCATGGGCAACGTCAACGACGGCGACGGCTGGCGCTACCGCGGCCGCGGTCCGCTGCAGCTGACCGGCGCCGACAACTACCGCCGCGCCGCCATCGCCATCAACCGTCCGTTGCTCGATCAGCCCGACTTGCTGACGCAGCCGGACGTCGGCGCCGAGGTGGCGGCGTGGCACTTCGTCGACTGTGGCGCCGACGGTGCCGACATCGACCGTGCAAGCGACCTCATCAACCTCGGGCGCGTCACGGCAAGCTGGGGCGACGCCGAGGGATTCACGGACCGGCAAGCGCGCTACGAGCGCGCGCAGAAGGCGTTGCAGGCATGAACCCCTACGCCATCCTCGCCGCGCTCGTTCTGTGGGCCTCCAGCGTGGTTGCCGCGGGCTGGTGGGCCTACGGCACCGGCCGTGACCACGAGCTCGCCACGCAAGCGCGCGAAGACCACGCCGCTCAGGTCTCGCGCGATGCCGCCGCGCAAGCCGCGGCCAAAGCAATTGCGGCCATCGAGGTTAAGAATGTCACCATCCGCCAGCCCCTCGAAACGATCGTGCGCACCGAGCAGGTGTTTCGCGATTGCCGCTCTGGCCCTGACGCTGTGCGCCTGCTCAACGGTACCCCAGGTATCGCCGCCGCAGCCTCAGCCGCTAGCGGTGGCGAGCTGCCCGCTTCTGGCCCCGCTCGCTGACGACTCGTTCGGCGCTTGGGTGCTGTGGGCGCAGCAGGCCGCGGCGCAATACGCCAAGTGCCGGGCCGCTGCGTTGGGCCTCGAATAGTTGCCGGGCTTCCACCGGCTGCGCTGCATCGGCTCTTGCCACCGTGTCGGGACTACTTACGGCCGGCATCCCTTCGCGGAATCCGCGTCGATTGCTGGCGAGTCTAGCCTGTCGCGAGCGACTTGCAAAGGCTCGCCGCAGTCGGCACACGCCGGGTCTTTGATCACGGGCGGCTTGCCCGGACCGAAAGCCATGTGGCCGACCTTGACGCCGGTCCCGCCGCACTTCGGGCAGGGCTCAAAGTCGAGTTTCTGCCCGTTGTAGTTCATGAATGTCACAGCGGCCCCGAGCCGGGCTCTTGGCCTTCGATCGTCGTGCGGGCGTGCTCCTGTTCAGCGAGCTTGCTGCGCAACGCGTAGCCCATCAGCGGCCACACCTGATTCACGGCGTCCTGTCGCGCGATTTTGCGGCCGATCGCTTCGTCGAAATTCTCGGGGCTGGCGCACGCACTCTTGCCGACCACGGTGAACCCGTTACGCAGCACCAGCACGCAGAAGGTGAGTAGGTGCAAAGGGCTATCGTCGCTGACCATTTGCAGGAATTCCGACGCTCCCATGACGCCATCCCAAGCCGTGAAGCAATACTCGCTGACGATGTTGGCTTCGATGTCGGCCGGCGTGACGCGCGGCGCCGTGAGGCCCTTGGCGCGAATCTCTTGCTCGATGGCGCCGTCGTCGGTGCGGGGCGATTCGATACGTTGCATGTCGGTCTCCGGAAGTTGAGGGAAGGTGTCAGCCGTGAACCGGCTGCACGGGTAGCACGGCCCAGTCGCGGGCGAAAAGGTCGCCTTGGCTCGGCACCCACGGCAGTAGCTCGTTCTGCGCGTTGCGCAGCACCAGATAGGGCTGTGTCATCTTGGAGTGCTTGTCCGGGTACTGAGCGGTCACGTACTGGCCCGCGCCGTTCCAGCCGGCGCGCGTGATGCGCTGGCCGTGGATGCAGGCATCGAGCGCTTCACCGAAGCGGAAGCGGGCCGCGACTTCGACGGTTGCCGTGATGGTGCGCGGTGCCTCAGCGTAGCCCTGCGCAGCGCCTGTGACGCCTTCGCAGGCGGCCTCGATTTGCTGACGGTCCATGTCGTTCTCCTAAAGTTGCGGGAAGGTGTCAGGCGCCAGCTTGGGGCGGCGGCGTGACTGTGTAGCCGCGTTCCTGCAGGAGCTTCACGGCGTCGGCTTCCGCTTGCACTCTGCCTTCGACGAAAACGACGAAGCGTTGAACAGCGGCATGCAACGGGCCGTCGATGGACTGGTCGACGCTTTCAACGAACGCAGTCACGTGCTGCTCGAGGTCTTCGATTTTGATGTGCATGTCAGCACCTCCAGTGGTGTGCAGCGTGGCCGACGCTGCTGCGGGTTACCCTCTCAGGTTCAAGCACCAGCCGCACTGCCATTTGCCCTCATAGGGCGCGCCGCAGGACTTGCAAGGCCCCGCGAGCGCGTTTTGCAGACCACGCGGCGGCCGAAGATCGTTCTGCAGCCCTTGGGGTAGGCGAGTGTCGTTCATCATCTGACGGTGCTTATCCTGCACTTCGCCGACGAGCGAAACGACGGCTGCTGTTGCTACGGTTGTCCAAGGCATGGCTAGCGCTCCCTCAGTTTCCGATGGTCGCCGGGAGTCGCAACGCTCTTGATTGTGCTGCTGTTATCCGACAGCGGTGTGATGAGCAGCGACCGGCCTTCTTTAAGCAACCCACGCAAGCGCTCGACGTGCGCGGCGTGCCGACGCAAAGCCACTCCTGCGTCAAGCTGCCGGCGCTTTTCTGGTGGCAACTCAAGCTGTTTCATGCCGGGCAGGCGCCACAGTTGGTCAGGGTCCACCATGTCGGCGAGTTCGTTCAAATAGGCGGGTGTCATTTGCGGTATCCAATGTCATCGAGGACGCTGTAAGCCTTCGCGATGTACCACGCGTAGTCAATGTCAACGGGCAGCGCGTCGGGCAACGTCATGCAAGGCTTGGCGCCGTAGCTCAAGCTCACCACGGCATTGCGTGAGGCGTACACAATCGGGCCCGGCGCCTGGGTGCTGTAGTACCACCGCACCACCTTGCCGAGGTACTCGGGTACCTGCGGTGGAAAGGTCGCCGCGTAGGCTTCGGCGGCGCTGAGGTCGCGCCCATCCTTGAGCCAGCGATGGCCCTGTTTGCGCCAGCCGTGCGCCTCGAGTCGCGGCACCATGTCGCGCACTTTGTCGGTCTTGCGCGGCCCGTCGCCCCACATCTTGATGCCGCCGCCGTCGACCTTCTGAATCGTCACGAATTTGCGAATGTCGGTGCACGCGAAGATGGTGGCCTCAACCGGTGTTGACTTCGCGAGGAAGTCAGCCACGGCGTCGGAGCAAATCTCAACGTCAGGGTTCTTTTTCTCGACGAGGCCGGCCTTGCTGTATTCACCCTTGCGCTTTACCTTGCCCTCGACGGTCACGCCGAAATAGTTGTTCACGTCACGGGCGTAGAGCGCGGCCCAATCGTCGTTTTCCATTTCGAGGCCCGTGCGTCGTTCCCACTCAGCAATGAGTGCGTCGCTCACGTGTAGCAAGTGCCGCGGGCAGGCGATGACGAGACCGTCAGTATTAGCCGAGACCACGGGGATGCCGTAGAGTTCGTGCCACTCGATGAGCATCAGCAGCGACAGCTGCCCGGTGAGCGTGGTCTGCAGCAGCATCGAGGGCGCGTAGAGCACAGAGAAGGCGCTCCCGGTTTTGCCGAAAGTGCCGTTGATCATGATCTTGCCGCCCTCGTTCATCGTCTTCGCGGCGACGTACTCGGCGCTCTTGGTGTCGCCCGCTTTGGCGAGGCGCGCCTGTTTCTCTTTGGCCTGCAGCCGCTCGTGTTTGATGGCCGCATACTCCTGCCGGAAGGCGTCACCAAGCGCTGGCGGAAACTCGCCGCTGTTCAGGATCAGCGAGGGGTAGTAGCTCGCCACGTCGGGCGCGCGCAGTTGCATACCGGCGTCGCTGCGATAGCTGATGCACTTTTCCTGTGAGTGCAGGCCGCCGATGCCGACCTTGTAGCTCGAGCGACCCAAGTTGATGGTGAGCTTTTCCAGTTGCGGCGGCACGAGAATTTGCCCCGTGGCCTCGGCATAGAAAGTCGCGTCGCGCACGACCTGCAGGACGTGCTGTAGCTCGGGGGTGCTGTAGCTGATGAACGCCGGCACGCGGTAGCGCAAGGTTTGCCCTCGCGGCTCGCCCTTGAAGATGCGTTGCCCCGTGGCCTGCTCGCACCGACGCTTGAGCACGGCCTCGGCGACCTGAGCGTCGCTCTTGCTGCGCAGGTCGATGCCGTAGCGCTCGGTCAGCGCCTCGCGCAACTGCAGCAGCGGGTCGCACTCGCGATAGAGGTGTTCCAGCACATCGAGGTCGTTTTCGCAGTAGGCGTCAACCTGGGCCATCTGCTCGGCGTCGAGTACCTCGTCGGGCGAATAGGGCAGGTCGCGCATTGTGCGAGCGTGGATGCGGCCAGCGTATTGCTTTTGTGAGCCGGCGCCCGGGGCTACTTCCATCAGGTCGACGTGGTCTGACGGTTCCCAGCGCGGCAGATTGGGGATGTCCCAAGGCTTCACGCGTTGAACGATGATCGTGTCGTTGAGCGTCTTGAGCTCGGCAGGACTGTGGCCGCCGATGGCCGCGCCGATCATCCACACGTCATAGCCGCGACCGTTGAACGAAATGGCGCAGTAACCCTCGAACATCGCAGCGATGTAGCGTGCCTGCTCGGTCGTGAAGCGCTGACCCGGTAGCAGCTGAAACGACAGCGTGCGGCCGCCCATCGGCCGAAATTTCAGCAGCCAGTAGTTCGGGAAGCACTCGGTGTCGAAAAACGCCGGATGCCTGCGACCGTTGCGAGGTGGCGGCGGGATCAGCATCGTCGGTCGTGATCGCCGGGGAGCAGGCCGCCGAGCTCGGGCATCACGTCGCCGCCGAGAGCCTGCAAACGCATGCGAATGGCAAGCACGTTGCCTTCGCGGCGTTCGTACTTGAGGTCGCGCGCAGTTGACGGGCGGGACAACAGGTACAGCAATTCGCCCTCCAAGCGCTCGATTTCTTCGTCAGCAGTTTCCACACGTCCACCAGTGCGCCAGACAGGCCGCAAGCGTAACGCCAAGGGCAACAGCCGTGATGACATCGAGCAACTTGGCGCGCATGATGAGCCTAGCGATGTGGGGGACATGTAGGGCATCGTAAGCTAAACTGACGCGTTCGTCAATAAGCGGCGCAACTTTTTGCGCAGGGCCTCGGCGCTCGCGGTGTAGTGGAAGCGGTCGCACGACTTGATCAGAGCGCGCAGGCGCTCGACTTCGGCCTGTTGCGCCGGTGTCAGCGGCTTGCGTTGGGTAGCGGTAGCCATGTTGCGGTTTCCCCTCGGACACGAAGCCTCAACGTGTGACGATGTCGCTCGCGGTAGCGCGCGCAGCGCTCAAGGTGCGAGTAGGGCTTGGGCCGCGGCCGGTCACGGCCGTTGCCGAGCGCGTAGAGAGGCACCATTTGCCCCGAGCCAGTCGAGCGCTCCCACCCCGCAATCCACACGTCGCCGCGCTTGCGCATGCGGTGGATCGGGTCGCCGACTGACGTGCGCCGCATGCCGAGGCGTCGCGCTATCTCGGCGGCGCTAACGGGTGCGTCGGCCGCAATGACGGCGCGAATCGCCTGCATGGTGGTGGGGCGCTGCGGCATGGTTTAGAACGCCTTGCCGCCCTCGGCGAGCCGGTGCTCAGGCTTGTGGTCCGCACGCTGCGCGTTGAACGCGAGCTTCTCGGCGATAGCACCACCCAGGTCGATGCCCAACGCGCCGGCAAGATCCGCGATGCGAATCACGGCATCGGCCAGTTCTACCTCGAGCATCGTGCGATGCGGCAGCTTGTCGTCCGTCAGGCCCTTGCGGTGGCCCTCAAGACCTTCGCTCACCTCGCTGTGTACAAGGGCGAGCTTCTCGGCCACGAGGGCCTTACCGAAACGTGTGCCGTTGCGAATCTCGGCGATGTGGTCGTGCCCGGTTTTCAGGTCGCGCCACCATCCGGCGCGAAATGCTGCACTGTGGCACGCCATCACCAGCGCATTGCCGGCTTGTTCAACGAGAACGTTCACGATTGCTTGCTCCTAGAAAAACAGGCCCTTGTAGAGCCTGTCTGCTGCATCACACCATCATCCCGTGCTGGCGCAGCAGGTCGTCGGTCCACCCGCTCGCGACCATCTGCTCATAGGTCGCGCCGTTGGCCTTCGCGGTCATCTGGCGCACTGGCGCTGCAGGCACCATCGGCACGGACGGAACAGGGTTCACCGGGAGCGCAGAGGGTGCTGCAGGCTGGCCCGGCACGTTGAGGAACCCCGGATGCGGCTGCACGGGCACTTGCGGCATGGGCAGCTGCGGGGGCATTGCAGCCGCGCCGGTGGCGGAAGGCATGCCGGGAACCGACGGGATCCCAGGCAAGCCAGTCGGTTGACCCGCACCAGAGGCAGCGCCGGGGAACGTCGGAAGCTGCGGCATACCAGTCGGGGCACCCGGCACCTGCGGAGCCGCCATCGGAGGCGCCGGGTTGAAAGAGCCCGCTGGCGGCGTGGCCGACGCACCGGGAGGCAGCGCAACGCCTTGGCCGAAGCCGACGGCCGCAGCGTCGGGGCCGACTTGAATCTCGGGACCATAGGCCGCGAGCGCGACCATCGAATGGTTGAGGTAGACGCCCGGCTTCTGGCTGCTGCCGTTGCCGTCCACACTGCCATGCACTTGGATGTAGTAGCCGAGCTTCACGGCGTCGGGCTGCGTGATTTGCTGCGTGCCGTCGGCGTTGAAGATCTTCGGCGCGAAACCCGACG